AACATACCACCAAGTGAGTACCATGCCATTGTACGTTGTGCATCACGCATTGCGTCTGCATCCTCAAGTTCTTTGCGTTTGAACTCCAAGAACATATCATGTTCTTCTTTGGATACATCACCATCACCATTAGTATCTGCTGGATGATGACCTGATGCTTTAATTTCTTCTTCGCTCATTTGATTATCTCCTTCGTCCTTCTCTGTCTATTCTTTCTTTTTCCTCCTTCAAATAATTCAATAATAATCCGATATATATTTCCCTCTCCCATGGCATCATATCTTCTAATTCTGATAAACTGTAATTATGATGTTGCATCATTCCAAAATTAGTCTTATAATAATTCTCCACAGAATCATGAGAAAGGGCTACTCGAAAAAACTTTCTAGGCCCTCGATCACTATTTCATTTTTAACCTTTGTTTTTGGATTCTCAACCTCAACTACATGTTTTAGTTTGGGCATAGTTTCAAAAAATTCACTGACTTTCTCAAAGTTTTCTGTTGACATGCTATCAATAAAATCATCTAGTTCTGTATCATCCATATCAACTCTATGATAAATTTCGTCTCCATCATGAATTTCGTGAACACAACCTTTAACCATATGAAATAATGATTTTATTTCTCCCATGTCATCAAATCCTTGCATATCCCCCAAACAAGGATAATTCATCACCAATTTAATTTCACCACTCAAATTAATTGTATTGGTATGACCAACAGTCATTTGAACATCAATATCATCTAAGTTTAACTCAACATCTACGAAAGTTACGTTATCATCTCTACATAACAATTTAAGCTTAACTACTTCTCCTACAGACTTACTTCGTATCTTTAGAAACACATATTCCACATCAAACATTGGCATTTTATATGGATCAGTAATTTCTTCAACACAGTCTGTAAGTATCTGACCAAACGCTGCTTCTAATTGTTTTTGATCTTCTGATTCTTGCGCGATCATTAGAAGTTTTTGTTCCTTTACGAGAAAGGGCCGATAATGCATAGGTACGCCTGTAGAAGGTAACGTCAACTCATATGTTGCATTTTTAAGTTTAGGTAGTGCCATAATTTTTCATCCTTTATAATAATATTATAATCTATTTAATATGCTCGGTACGTTACTGAGGATAGTGCGAGTAGCTGTATTTACCACAGTAGATAATATTTGATTTCCTAAGTTGGGGGGTTGTCTATTTCTATCCAGCACAGTCCAGTGATGGTACTGAAAGGTTATTGTATTCTTTATAATCTGGCTATTAGCATCCTGTGCTAATTCTGTTCCAGCAATATCTTTTGGATAACACTCATGCAATCTAACACCATACCTTCTTTTATCCTGTCTATCTAGGATATACATATCAATTACGCCAGTATAATCATTGTAATAACCAACATCCCATGTTTGTTCATCAAATGCTTGTTTCTGCCATTCTTCAAAAAATATTCTTTCATCTAATCCAGAGGTTGCTTGAAAATTCATATTAATTGTACCAGCATAACCAGGCCCAGTTACAACTTCTCTTCCCGGGCCGTATGCCATATTGTCTGGCACACTAACTAGATTTCGTCCGGGCAAAGTTACGGACTCGCACCGCAAGGAAACTGCTCTTGCATCAAGTTCCACTACCGATGGAGGCGATATAATCACATCAAACCTATTTGGTATAGCATAACCACTATCTGAATGAAATGTAGATAATATGTCATTTAGAACACCAAAGGATGCTGCTTCCAAAAACGATGCTAAAGTTCCAGCCATTAAATCATACTCCTTGAATCTTTCCACACTGCTGACGCAGATGCTTTCTTAAATCTTTGCACAGGAAGTAATGCAGCAACCATAAATTCATCGGCATCAATCCTACGAAACTGTGACTTAGTTTGTCCTGCTAAATATCTATGTAGGGTAGGTTTAATGATCCTAAGACTCTTCAACCTGCTGTAATCAACCACCAATTTAGTTGACTCATCAAAATTCGTGTTGTTAGAATAATCAACCAATTTGTCAAGTAGTTTTATTCTCAACGGTATTGGTAAATAGTGAAAGTTAATACCCAGAAAACCATCTGAATAAATCTCCAATGGCAGTACAAGCGGGAATGTATCATAATAGGGTAATGTTTTCTTAAACTTTGGGTCATAGAAAAACATATTCAACCTACCATAAAAGGGCTTATTATTCCTCTTACCATCTCGAATCAAATCCTGTGCGCCGGGTTCGCCAAACTCTTTGATTTTATCTTTATACCATTGAGTAGACTTGGGACGACCCTTTGCTGCATCGGTAACTGATTGTATGAATTTGCTCTGTGCCATATAACTATTTATAAGAAATACCCAGATGGTCTTCCGTTAATATCTTAAATTCCATACCATTATTGTTACACCATGCTGTTGCATATTTCCACTTTGCTTCATTGATTCCCCAAGTTTTGACTTCATTAAACCAACGTCTAGTCTTTCTCTTGGGTTCTGCTGATGGTGGGCTGCATTGTTTCTTAGGTTTAACCTCTATAATGAACTTCTTAATGGTTCCATCAGATTGCTTTGTTTTTATATAGAAATCTGGAAAGTATCTATGCATTCTACCATCCCAAGGTGATAAATAGGGTATAATGACTTCTTCACTACCCCACTCAATTATGGAATTACTAGTATCACAATACACCATAAATTTCCGTTCCCACAAAGAACGATAGATTATTTGTTGTGAGTTGCCCCGATATTTTTCGGGTTTCTTTGGAATGTATTTACCTTTGTATGACATGACTTATAAATATATGTATAAGGATTAAAAAAATGGCTGCATTATTAGATGGTATAAGAAACACGGTAACCGCACATGCTACAAGAGCGATTACCAATGGACTTCAAAAGGTCGCCGGCAACTTACTGGGCGGCCTAACCGGAGGGTCTTCTTCAAACCCTGCTTCTGCAGCTGCCGCGATAAATAAGAAAAACAAATATACCACAGAAAATTTAACTTATCCATTAAATGTTGATGATCCATCTGGTTCTGGTCACTATATTATATTTCGTATTAATGTACAAGAGAAAGCACAGTTAAAAGCGCAAGCAGCAAAAACCAGTATGAAACAATTTGAAATGAGATTGAAAGCTGAACTTGCTGCCGATGATAAAAAGTATGAGAACCAAAGTGAGGATAAAGACGTTTACTTCGGCCGACGGAAAAAAATTAAAACAGACCTTCTGGCGACGATGGGCATCGTAGGTTACGATAAGACGAAATCCAAGCCTGAAAGTTCTGGTAATGGAAAGAGTACCAAGCTCACCGGGCCCCAAGGTTCAATCGCATTAAAAAACAAAACAACAAAAAGGATTGATACTGCAATTGCTCTATACATGCCGCCATCAATTAATGTTGGTTATGCAGCAAATTATGGAGAAACCGAAATTGGTGCTGCAGCTGAAGCAACGGCAGCTGCAATAAAATCAGCAATGGGCGGAGACTATAGAAATATGGGTAAGTCGATAGTTGGCGGTGTAGAATCTATGATAAGAACAGCTGCTACAACCGCATTAGATACAGTTGCTCCTGGCGCCAAAGCATTGATTGCCCTTGAACGTGGAAGGGTTGTTACTCCAAGAATGGAACTGATGTTTCAATCAATGGGCAGACGATCATTCTCGTATGAATTTAATTTCATACCCAAAAGTGAAGCTGAATCAAAAGTAGTTGAGAAGATTGTAAAAGAATTTAAAATGCAAATGGCTGCTGATTTCATGGGTGGAGGAATAGTTGGTGTGCGAGAAATGAACATACCCAGCACTTTCGATATAGAATATATGTATAAGACCGCGCAGAATACTCACCTCAACAAAATAGGAACATGCGTATTAGATAGCGTAGATGTTAGTTATGGTGGAGATAAATTTGTTGCATATGCTGGCGGAGCTCCACAATCAACTAAAATTTCTTTAAAGTTTACTGAAATGGAAATCATCACCAAATCGCGTGTTGGGGAGGGTTACTAATATGTATTTTTCATCTTTCCCCACAATTCCTTATGACTCCGTTGGTAATGGTGATTTCAAAATGGTTACCAACCTGCTGAAAAGAGTTGCGATTCGTTCTAAGGTTAAATCTAATGTTTTAGTGTTTGACACCTATGATGTAAAAGAGGGTGAAACTCCAGAAATGATTGCTGATAAACTGTATGATGATCCACAGCTTCATTGGGTTGTTCTTATGATGAATGATATAACTGATAGATATCATCAGTGGCCCATGAACAACAATCAATTCTTGACACACATAAATGACAAATATGATAATCCCCAAGGCACACATCACTATGAGATAGATCAAGTATCAGGGGACACTACAATTAAGATTGATATTGGAACGGATAATACTTCCCACCCAACGGCAACGCTTATAACCAATTGGAATTATGAAGAGGAAAGACAAGACGATATAAGAAAGATTCGACTTCTTGATGCAAGATATATTGAAGATTTTGTTGCAGAATTTGAAGAAATGATGGGAGAGAGTCTACTGTAATGGCTGAAGGCTTAGAAGGCGCTGGTTCTTTTATAATTGATCAATTGGTGTTGGTCACCTCAACGGGGTTAAGTGTTGATCTTCTAACCTCTGTTATGGGACTAACATTATATGAAGACATTGAGACTTCATGTATAACCGGCACTATTATGATACAAGATTCTGTGAACTTAGCATCCTTTGGTCCTATCATTGGTCAAGAGTATCTGCATCTAAAAATAAGAACCCCATCACTCAAAGGTGCAGAATCTACTATAGATTTTTCAAAGAATGTATTCATTGTAAATTCGCTAAGTTCAAGACAACAACTTAGCAGCGGCACTCAAGGATTTGTATTAAGTTTTGTAAGTCAGGAGTTGATTAAGGACCAGCGAACCAAAGTTACACAAAGTCTTACTGGTACTTGGTCAGATATTGTTAAGAAAATGATGGTTGAATATTTGAAAACTAAGAAATCAGTTCGTGTCGAAAATACTAGCGGTGTAAAAAAGTTTGTTGCACCAAATGTAAGACCCCTTGATATAATTAGAATGGCAAAAGAACAAGCTGTTTCTAATTTTAAAGACGAACCTACATTTCTATTCTATGAAACGCTAAAGGGATTCAATTTTAGAACCTTGGCTAGTTTGTATAATGAAAAATCTGTTTTAAATTATAATACTGTAGTTCCTGGCAGTAATGTTGAAAGGGGTATTATTAATGTTGAAAGAGAGCTGCAAACAATATTAGCCTATGAAATTGTATCTAATAGTGATAGCCTAGTAAGTTATAGAACTGGTGTGTATGCTTCAAAACTAATTGTACATGATATATTGAGTAAGAAATATACAACTAATGTTTATAACTACCATGATAACTTTATCAACGAACCGCATATCGTTAGTGGTGTAACAGAAAATATACGAGAATTTCCTACTGTCAGCTCTTTGCCTGTAGATGCCGACGGGAATAGAGTCTCTGACTTTCCCGCAAGGACATTTCTCCTGCCGACATCCACAAGCAATGGAATGGATTCTCAACACACCTCACTGAACAATAGTAATTCATATACATCTTATCAACCGCAAGACTGGTTGCAAAGAAGAACTTCTTCAATGAAGCAGCTGGGGGGTGCATTGGGTATAGACATAAATGTTCATGGAAATACCCTAGTTAATGTGGGTGATAAGGTAACGGTCAACATACCTAATGTTTCTGCTATAAAGGGAGAAGTCCTAGATACTTTTTTTAGGGGCCCCTTCTTGATTAAGACAATTCGACACGATTTTAATATGACTTCATCACCAAGAAAACATGAGATGACTATGAATCTTGTGAAAGATTCTCTGGAAAAACAATTGGATTCACCAACAAATAATCGTGAACCAGAGGATGATAAGGCAGCTGCCCTTGAAACTATAGAATATTATTAACATTTAACAAAGGAGGTCGCTTGGCAAATAATTCTCAACACATATCCAATAACAACGAAATGAGAAGGAAAACAAAAATGGCTAAGACAAAAAATCGTATCAAGAAGATGACATTCCAAACCCAAGATAGAAAATACGAACCACTTTCCGAAAATGATAAATATGTTATAGAAATGGCAGGATATGCTAAAGAGAATAGAGGATTACAGGATGAAGACATTCAGCGAACTACAAGAGGGTCTGCAAGACCCCAATATATTTAAAGCGTTCTTCCTTGCGGGTGGTCCGGGCAGCGGTAAATCATATGTCGTGCGGTACACTACTGGCGGTACAGGATTGCGTGTAGTAAACTCTGATGATGTGTTTGAGAAGTATCTCAAGGACGTCGGTATCT